TGCTGCTGGCGGTACTGGCGCTGCTGGCATTGCAGTTCCTGTAGAAGCAGTTCCTGCATTCGGTCAAGACGATGCGGTGGCAAACTTCTCTGTCGCTGGCGCTCGTCAGTCGGATAAGATTCCTACTCAGTCTGCTCCGACTAGCCTGACCATTACGGCTGCTTGGAATCCTTCTGATACGGCTCTGTTGCAACTGCGTTCTGATGCTTATAGCGGCACTGTAGATCGCACTTTTGCTGTGGCTGCTTATGATGGCACTAACACTGTCGCTTATGCCTTCAACGGTCGTGTGAGTCAGTTCCAAATTGATGCCGCACCAGGTGCTGAGGCGAAATGTATGTTTACTGTACATCCTCGTGGCAATCAATACGGCTGGAGCAACTCGTGATCTCCGTAAAAGACGCTGTAGAAATCTTGGTAAATAGTTATCAAGATTTGTCTTTAGTTGCTCGTGGTCTAGAAGTAGACCAAGATGAACTGGCAGAAGCAGAGGCTGAAGTAGAGCCTGATACTGCTGAAGCAGTTGTAATGAAACTGTTAAAACGATAAAATAACTTACATGACTACAATTCAAAACACAAACGATCTTCTCGGTTTCTTGGTGGGCCAATCCAGTCAAACAAAAGACTGGTTTGGTTACCGACAACAAAATCTTACAGGCATTGACCTTGCCTACAAGATCGCATCAAACCATGCAGACAAAATGACCCCTGATGAAGTGGTCGATTATGTCATTGGATTAAATCAATCTATTTTCAATAAAATCATTAAAGGTACACGATGACCCGTCTTTCTTCTGCACTTGGAGACTTTTCTGAACTCCGAATCAAAACCTTTGCTCTTGGCAATCACACCTTCAAAGTGCGTGTTCCGCTGACTGCTGAACTTGATGTAATTCAAAAGCGGATTGATGAAATCCCTGAAGCCAATATTGATGCTCGATTCAAGCAAATTAGCAAAGGCGTGGAAGGTGAAGGCGTAGAAATTACTGACAATGATGTAATTGTTGCAGGTCGTTCTACTCGTGCAATGGCTAAAACCATTCTGTCGATGGAAACTCGTATGGTTGAATATATTCGGCTGCTTGTTCCTGAAAACGGCAGTCTGGATGACATTACTTACGCTGAAATTGAAGCCGAGTGGCCTCTCCAGATTCAAATGGAGATGCTGACCAAGATTACTGAAGCAATCTCGCCAGGCTACAAAGAAACCAGAAAAAACTCGTAAGGGACATTCGTTCTCAGGCTAGAGCATATATTTATGCTCATGGCGGGTGTCCCGATGAGATTCCTGCTGACGACATGGTAAATATCGAAATCATGTTTTCAGATGGCTTGATTGGAGAAAAGGCTTCTTTGGTGGCTTTGTCTGCGTTTGCGACAGGAAATTTGAACAGCAAACTCAAACAAGGGACGACACCTTTTAGGATGCAGAATATACTCCCTTCAGCGGCAGATTACATCAGTCCTCCACCGACTGATGAGGAAAAGGCTGCAATGGTACAGAATCAACTGTTGTCGTTTTTGCAACAGATGCCAGGTTCAGAAACCTATTTGAAGGTGAAGGATGACAACATTTCGGCTTGAAGGCTTTGCTGAGTTTGAAAAAACGCTGATCGAACTCGGCAAGATGTATCGTGCCGATCTGGTGGCAAAGGGTACTATTGTGAAAGCAGCCAAGACCGCAATGGAAGTTGCACTTCCTTATGCCATTCAAAATGCTCCATTTGATGAAGAGCATACTGATACAACTATTGCTCCACACTTGCGTGACACCTTAAAAGTAAGCGCAAGGATTCCTTCTGACCAAGATAAAAAATCAGATTACGTTAGAGATACAGACGCAGCAATCGCTGTACTTTCTGCCAAAGCCTCGGCTGTTTCAATGTCTCAAGAGTTTGGCAATGCCAGAACTCCAGCACATCCATTTTTGCGAGTTTCTGTGGAAAGAAATGCAGAGCAAATTCTAGGTGTTTTGTCTGAACAACTTGCAGTTGAGATTCCAAACATGGCAGAAAAGATTGCTAGGAAAAATGACCCTAACAAGAGGATAAGGTAATGGCATCTCGTAATCTAGCCCGACTTGGTGTTGTTCTCGGCATTGATACAGCCGAGTGGGAATCAGACATTAATCAAGCCATTGCAGCAAACAAGCGGCTTTCTCGTGAAATCAAAGCAGATAGCAATGCTGCCGAGAAAGAACTTCTGCGTCTTAAATTTGCTACTGATGACTATGGTAAAAGTCTGACTCAAGTAGAACTTATTCAGCGTGAAGTTACTAATGGTCGTTATGTAAACGCTACCAATGCACATAAAGAAGCCTTGTTAAAACAAGCGGCTGCTTATGATGCTTTAACAAATTCCAGCAAAAAGGCTGGATTTGCAATGACAGACCAAATGAAACTTGGTATGTCATATCAGGTAACTGATTTGGTAACTCAAATTGCCTCTGGTGGCAATCCATTAATTGCTGCTTTGCAACAAGGCGGTCAATTAAAAGACCAAATGGGCGGCTTGGGTAATATGTTTAGAGCACTTGGAACTCTTATTACCCCATTTAGTGTGGCAGTTACTGCTGCTGGTTCTGCTCTTGGATTTTTTGGATTTGCAGCATATCAAGGCTCAAATGAAGTTTCAGAATTAAATAAAAATCTGAGATTGACAAACAACATTGCTGGATTAACTCAAACATCATTTTATGATCTTGCAAAAGTTGTATCTAAAGAAACAAATACTTCTTTAGGAACTGCAAAAGATTCATTGATGGCTGTTGTTGAAACTGGTCAATATACAAGTCAATCATTAAAATCTGTTGCAGAAGTAATTGCTACATATTCAAAAGCCTCTGGATTAAGTGCAAGTGATTCAGGAAAAAAATTAATTGCATCTTTAGATGGGTCTGCAAGTTCTGCCGCAAAACTCAATAGTGAATTGCATTTTTTGACTATTGAACAATATAAACATATTGAAGTGCTTGCCAAACAAGGCAAAATTCAAGAATCTATTGTATTTACTGCTGATTTACTTAATGCTTCATTGGCTGGACAAAAAAGAGAACTTGGTTATCTTAGTCAAATTCTAGAAACAACAAAGAAAAAATTTAGTGAATTTTGGGATGCTGCCATGAACTATGGCAGACCAGAAACGCCTGAAGATAAAATTGCTAAATTGCGTGAACGTCTTGGGTCAAACCGTGTTTATTTATTGCCTGGAGAAACGCAAAATCCTGCAAACACACGAGAACAAGATGCAGAAAATTTGCGTCAACTTCAAAAGTATGAAGCACAACGTACTTCTGTAATTCTTGACAACGCCAAAAAAAATGCAGAAGAAGAACAAAAAATCAAACTTTATATTGCTGCTGGTGGCGATGCAAAAGCAACATCTTTGCGTCAAGAATTAGAAAAAACAGAACTACAAAATCGTTATGAACAAGCAAAAATCAGTGCCAATGATCGTACAAAAATTGATATTGACTCTGCTGAAAAAATTGCTCTTTTGAAGTTGGAAGTAGCTAAAAAGAATGAGCAAGAAAACAATGTATTTGCTCTTGATAACAAAGCAATCCTTGATGCTCAAATCATTGGAATTGAACGTGACAAACAAGACAAAATTCGTCAGTTGAATGCAAAAAGATATACAGATCAATTAAATGATGAAGTAAATTTTCAGAAATCTGCACAAGAAACTTTAATTGCTCAAGAAAAACAATTTCAAGACAAGAAAATTTCATTAGAAGAAACAGCAAGAATTACTAAAATTTCTAATAAAGCAGATGAAGATAAATTAAATATTCAATTGCAAATGATTGGTGCAACTCAAAAAGAGATTGAACTTGCTGGATTGAAAATAGACAAGCAAAAAGAACTTGACCAATTAAATGAAAGAACTGGTCTTACAAGAGATGAAGTTGATGCTGAAAAAGCAAGAATTGAACTTTTGTATCAGCACAAAGATGCAATGGCTGAACTTGGCGAACAGACTCGCAGAGCAGGTCAAATCCATGATG